AACAAATTTATTTGAAGCTGATGCACAACAAGGTGCTCAAAATATATCGCAGGAAGATCTTGCGTTACCTTTCTTAAAAATTTTGGGACAACTATCACCAGAAGTTAACAAGCGTGATGGTAAATATGTCGAGGGCGCTGAACCCGGCAAAATCATAAACACTGTAACCAATCAATTGTATGACAGTATAAATGTTGTACCATGTCATTACAAAAGACAGTACATTGAATGGCAAGACAGAGGTACCAGTAGTGGTGCACCTGTTGCAATTCACGAGGCAGACAGTGATATTGTTAGTCAAACGACTAGAGGTAAAGATTATAAAGATAGATTACCAAATGGTAACTATTTGGATAATACTGCCAGTCATTTTGTACTTATTGTTGGTGATAACCCAGAAACTGCTTTGATTTCTATGAAATCTACTCAATTAAAAGTGAGTAGAAAATGGAACTCAATGATGATGGGTTTAAAAATGCAGGGTAAGAATGGTTTATTTACACCGCCTACATACAGCCACATTTATAAACTATCAACCGTCCAGATGTCTAACGACAAAGGAACATGGTTTGGTTGGGATGTGTCTAAGGTTGGTCCTGTTGAAGATAAAAGTATCTATGACATGGCAAAATCTTTTGCAACGAGTGTAGGTAAGGGTGAGATCCAAGCTAAACACGGCTCAGAAGAAGCGGAATCTAAACAACCATACTAGAATCCTAGGTAGTGGGCGTCGAAGCGAGAGTGGATACGCCCACTTTTAAAGTTATGATAGAGAAGTTTAGAAAGATATTTACAGGTCTAGAGGAGAGGTTTGGCTATCACGTACTTGATCAAAGTAATGGTGATGGCAAAAAATCTGGCACATCATTTACGTCTTCATATGGACACACAGAAGAAATGTGGAAAGCACATTTAGAAGGAATAAAATTTGAAGTTAAAACTAAAAGTAAAACCATTCAAGCAGACAGTTTAGGTTTATGTCCAATAAAAAGCGACAGCACATGCATGTGGGGTGCTATAGATTTAGATGAATATAAACCAGATGTAAAAGAATTATATAAAAAAATAAAAAGTTTAAATGTTCCATTCATACCTTTTAAATCTAAAAGTGGTGGCATACACATATACATATTTTTAACTGACTCAGTTCCTGCTTTATTATTAAGAGAAAAACTACACAGCATTAAAAATATATTTGGTGATTGTAAACCTGATAAAATTTTTCCTGTGCAGAAATATTTAAATTTAGAAAAAGGATCCGCAGGTAGTTGGATAAACCTACCTTATCACAATGCTAAAAATACTATTCGTTATATGATAAAGGAAGATGGCAGTGCAGCATCCATTGAAGAATTTTTTGAACACTACGAAAAAAATAAAGTAACTCCCACACAACTTAAAAAATTAAAATCTAACATAGATGAAGGTGAAGTAGGTGACTGGTTTAAAGATGGTCCTCCTTGTATGCAAGCATTAGCTTCTTTTGGTGTTCCAAAAAGTCAAAGAAACGAAGTTTTGTTGGACATGACAAGATATGTCAAACAAAGATATCCAGAAGAATGGAAAGATAAAACCTTAGAGTACAATAAAAAATTTTTTGAACCAGTCGGTAAGGGCATGAGTTTTAGTGAAGTCAGCAACGTTATTGGTTCAAGAGATAAAAAAGATTATGTATATAGATGTGATCAAGATTGGTTAAAAAGTTTTTGTAACAAGGAAGAATGTATAAAAAGAAAGTTTGGTATCAGCGGAACTTTAAATAGTGAGTTAGTGTTAGGTCCTTTATCTTACGTAACATCTAATCCAAAAATTTGGTATCTTGGTTTTAATGGCGAAGAAGTAAGATTATCCTCAAAAGAATTAGTAAAACAAGATTTAGCAAGAGAAGCTGCTACAGAACAAACAGGTAAGACTCCTCCTAAAATAAAAAATTGGGACATGCAGTTAAGAGGGCTGCAAGAAAAAGCAACTGAGATAGATGCACCGGAAGAAAGTTTACCAACATTTAGATTAAAAAATAATTTAGAAAATTTTTGTTACAATACAAGAGTAAGTAAAGACAAAAAGAAAATATTAATAGGCAGACCGTTTGAAGATAACTCTTGTATTAGATTTACCTTTAATGACTTCTTTAAATATTTAAAGTCAGATGAATGGAACATTACAGCAGATTTAACACATCAAATGTTAAAAAAAATATCAGGAGTAACAAGAGAAAAGTTTCACATAAAAGAAGGTGTTAAGAGATGGGTGTATGTTGTTAATAAAGAAAAATTTGAAGAGGAACCGGAAGTTAAACAAGATGTTCCTGATTTTTCTAGTAATGAAAGTGCATTTTAATGATAGATAAATTTTACCCGTATCAACAAAGATATAAAATATTAGGTGGACCTGGTTGTGGTAAAACAACTAAGATATTAAAAATACTATCTGACTATTTAGCAAATGGTTTAAAACCTGAACAGGCTTTACTAATAGGTTTTGCAAAAGCAACAGTTAAAACTCTGCAAGATAGAGTGGTAAATAAAAAATTACTTACAGAAAAACAAGCGGAGTCTATAACAACAATACATAAATTTTGTTTGGATAGAATAGGTAAGCACGATATTTTTAATTCTAGTTCTAAAGCATCTTTTAAGAAAAAATATATGACAGACCCTGATAAATGGGTAATGTTGGATGATGAAAAATATGACAGTGAGGATGAGATTGCAGCACAATGGTCTGAAGAGCAAGATAAAAGATTATTTGTTTATTATGATATAATTAATAAAGCTTTACATGAATATGGTTATGATAAAAACAAAAAACATGGCACGGATGAACTGAATAAAATATTAAATTGGTTTAGAGAAAGTGAAAACCACAAATACAAAAGCGTTCACACTGAACAATTAATTTATTTTTACAATTGTTTAAAAAATTTTAAAAGTCAAAATGGAATGATTGACTTTGATGACATGTTGATAAAAGCATTATATCCAACAGTTGAGTTTCCAAAATATGAAATAGTTTTAGTTGATGAATCTCAAGACTTGTCAAAATTAGAATGGGAAGTGATATCCAAAATAGCTAGAAAGACTAGAGATCTGTATTTAGTTGGGGATGATGACCAAGCTATTTATGGTTGGAAGGGAGCTAACGTTGAAATATTTCAAAAGTGGCCTTGTAAAAAAGAAAACGTTACACGTTTAGAAAAAACACATAGATTGCCTGGTAAAATATATGATTTTGCTATTTCAATAAGGGATCAAATAAAAACCAGGTTAGGTAATGAGTTTTTTTGTGAGAAAAGAATTAAAACAAACGAAGAAGGTTCCATAGATTATATTTACGGTTTGAATGAATTAGAGGACATAGGACCAGATTCTGAAGTAATTTTTTGTGCTAGATTTAAAAATTTTTGTCGTTCATACGCATATTTTTTAAAAGATAAAGGTTTAATATTTTTAGAAAAATCACAAAATATAGATGAAAGAGGAAAACTTAAAAGTTCTTTTCCAGATAAATGTAGACAGATAATAGAAAATTGGAATACTTTACAAGAGGGTGGCTCAATAAAAGGCATTGATTATATCAAAATGGTAAAAGAAATAAAGAAAGAATTCATATCTGATAGTAAAAAAACTGCCATTACGACTAAAGACACGGCTCCTCCAGAGTTATATACTGACGAGCTTTTTTCTTACGAAGAATTAAAAAAAAGATTTTATTTAAATTGTCCTAAAGAAAAAGTTTGGCACAAAATATTTTGGTTTGACACTACAAGAATTGTAAGTCCTAAAAAACCGAAAGCATTATTTGAAGACAGGGCAGATTTTAATGATTATTTAAAAAGATGTTGGCAAAAAAACCCTACATTAGAAACTAAAATTATCGTTTCAAGCATCCATGGAGTAAAAGGTATGGAAGCTGATAAAGTTGTGATAGGCGTTGAATGGGGTTATTCATTAGATGCTTACATGTTAGGTGATGATAGAAAGGAAGACGAGGAGTTAAGAGTTTGTTACGTTGGTATTACCAGATGTAAAAATAATTTATATCTTTACGAACTACCAGGTGAATATAAAAAACCTTTTCCTCTACTACAAAATTATGTCAGAGGATGATTTACATTTATTTTTGTTAAAATTAGAAAAAGAAGTATGGGGAGAAAATTTTTTAAAATATGAAAAGGAGGAAGACGATGACGAATAAGGACATATTTAAAGACGTGTTTCCACAAGATCGTCAGATAGGTGGGAGTCACTACAAAAGGTTTCGTATACAACCCTACGAATTTATTTCAAAGAATGATTTATCATTCTTTCAGGGCAACGTTGTGAAATATGTTTGTAGATATTTATACAAGAATGGTATAGAAGATCTGGAGAAGATAAAACACTACTGCGATCTAGAAATAAAAAAATTGAAAGATAAAAAATGACACAGAAACCTTTATTTGCACCACAGTCGGAGTGGTTTTTACCGGACGATTTTCCGGATTTATCAAAGTATGATGAGATCGCAATTGATTTAGAAACAAAAGATCCTGATTTAAAAACAAAAGGATCTTCTTCGATGAGAGGTGAAGGTGATGTTGTTGGTATAGCCGTAGCAGTTAAAAACTGGGCTGGTTACTATCCAATAGCTCATGAATCTGGACCAAACTTAGAACGTGCAAAAGTTCTTGGTTGGTTTCAAGATGTTTTAAAAACAAAAGCAGATAAAATATTTCACAATGCAATATACGATTTGTGTTGGATTCATAGACTAGGGCTCACGGTTCACGGAACAATCGTTGATACAATGATTATGGCTTCATTGGTAAATGAAAATAGGTTTAGATACGATTTAAATTCTGTATCTTATGACTACACAGGCATGAATAAAAATGAAACTGCCTTGAATGAAGCTGCGAAAGAGTGGGGTATAGATCCTAAAGCTGAAATGTATAAATTACCTGCAATGTATGTTGGTGAGTATGCAGAAAAAGATGCTGAGATAACTTTGGCTTTGTGGCAGGAACTTAAAAAAGAAATAAATTTTCAAGACTTACAATCGATTGTAGAATTAGAACAAGAAGTTCTTCCATGTATTTTAGATATGAAGTTAAAAGGTGTTCGAGTAAGTGAGAAACAAGTAGACCAACTAGAACATCAATTAAAAAAATCTTATGATCATTATGTAAAAAGAATACATGATGAAACAGATATCTACCCTGAAGTTTGGGCTGCAAAGAGTATCGAAAACATTTGTAACAAGTTAGGTATTGATGATTTTGATAGAACAGAAAAAACAAATAAACCATCTTTTACAAAAAATTATTTAAAAAATCACAGAGGGCATAAAAACAGCGCAGTTTTAAGAGCAATCGCTAGTGCTAGAGAGTTGGATAAATTACGTAACACATTTTTAGAATCCATAAAAAATTTTGTATACAAAGGACGAATACACGCTGACATACACCAATTAAGAGGAAGTTTTGGTGGCACTATAACAGGGAGATTATCTTACTCAAACCCTAACCTACAACAATTACCTAATTATACTAATATTGGTATGGGTATTAGGTCTATATTTATGCCCGAGGAAGGCCATAAATGGGGTTGTTTTGACTATTCTCAGCAGGAGCCTAGGTTGGTAGTGCATTATGCTTTAGCGACGTTAGGATCCACTGGAGTGGCTTCTATTGCAGATGCATATGATAGAGGAGAAGCAGACTTTCATAGCATGGTAGCTGAAATAGCAGATATACCTAGAGGACAAGCAAAAACTATTAATCTTGGATTGTTTTATGGAATGGGAAAAGCAAAGTTACAAGCTCAACTAGGTGTAACAGAAGAAAAAGCAAAAGATCTTTTGAACACGTACCATGCACGTGTACCATTTGTAAAACAATTGATCTATCAAACAATGGATAGAGCTCAACAAAGAGGTTGGATTAGAACTATTTTAGGTAGAAAATGTAGGTTTGATATGTGGGAACCGGCAACGTTCGGGATGCATAAACCACAAACCTTTCAAGAAGCATCTTTGGAACATGGATCACGGAACATCAAAAGAGCTTTTACATACAAAGCTTTGAATAAATTAATTCAAGGTAGTGCAGCTGACATGACAAAAAAAGCTATGGTTGAATTAAGAAAAGAAGGTTTACTACCAATGATACAATTACACGATGAGTTAAATATATCCTTTAAGACCAAAGAAGAATCTGATAAAATAACAGATATTATGGAGAACTGTGTTCCTCTTAAAGTCCCTAATAAAGTTGATTTTGAACAAGGAGATTGTTGGGGAGATATCGTTGATGAAAAAGAGGAGTACGTGGATGAGGATTATTAATGGCTTATTTAAATGGAAATATACCTGTAGAATACGCACAAATTAGGAGAGAGTATTTATATGACCTTAAAAAACATCATGGAGAAGTTGAAG